TCTTTCGGGCTTTTGTGTGCTTTGCCCGAAATTCTCACGGTGCGTGACGGTGCGAGTGTCCACATGCGACGGTCGGGGGTAGTAACCATGAGTGATAATCGGGGGTTACGGAGCGTGAGATGAGCGGGTATCAGTCCATGATTGTGGTGTCGTACACGGTTGCCGAGTCATACGGCTGGCCGGCGGCGGACCTGGCGGCGGTGGGCGAGGACTGCGACACGGTGGACTGGGTCAGTGAGCGGCTGCTGGAGGTGGCGCTGGCCGCGTGCGTCGCCTGGTCGGTCGAGCACCCGGGTGTGCTGACCTGCGACCCGACATGATCGACCTCGAACAGGTGCGGCGCCGCTGGGAGCTCGCGCGACTGGCCGGTGGGATCGTGCTGACGATCTACCCGCAATCCACGCGGCCATGATGAATGCCGGGCCAGCACCGAGGCGGCGGCGGGCGGGTCGGCTCGAGCGGGCGGTGCGCCGCGACATCCGAGGGTTGGGCGCCATCCCCGACGGGGCGCATGCTCTGGCTGAGATCGCGCTGATTCTGGCCATGGCGGTGGACAGCGAGGAGGGCCCGCTCACGGCGCGGGCGAAACTGGCGCAGGAGCTGCGGATCACTCTGGCCCAGCTGCGGGAGGTGGTGCGTGACAGCCTCGACGGTGACGGCGCGGATGGGGGAGATCACAGCCCTGTTTGGGACGCCGAGGTCACCTGAGCGGCCGACGTTGGGCCCGCGGGTGGCGGAGGTCGCGCGGCGGTTGGGTAAGCCGTTGATGCCGCATCAGCGGCTGATCGCTGACATCGCGCTGGAGATCGACCCGGCAACCGGCCGGCTGGCCTATTCGCAGGTGATCGTTATCGGACCGCGGCAGGCCACGGGCAAAACGGAGCTGCTGCTGCCGGTCATGACGCACCGCTGCACCGGGTTCGACGAGTCGCTGACCCGGTGGGTGCGTGAGCATCTGGGGATCGCGTTGGCCCCGCCCGGCTCGCAGCGGGTGCTGTACACGGCGCAGACCGCCGACGATGCCCGTAAGAAGTGGCGCGACGTGCACCTCGAGCGGCTACGCGCCTCGTCGTACTTCCGGCCGCGCCCGCAGTTCAGCGCCCGGCTGACCACGAACAAAGAGGCCCTGTTGTGGCGCAACGGGTCGGCCTGGTCGCCCGGGTCGACCACCGGGAAGACCGGCGGCACGGGCGACACGTTGGACCTGGGTGTGATCGACGAGGCGTGGTCGAGAACGGACGCGCGTACCGAGCTTGGCATGTTGCCGGCCATGATGACCCGCGGCGACTGGCGCCAGTTATGGGTCACGTCGATGATCCCCGGCATTTCCCGGGCGGCGCCGGGGACGTGGTCGTATCTGGCCGGGAAGCGGCGGGTGGGGCGCGAGCTCGTGGCGGCTGGGGTGAAGTCGGGGGTGGCGTTGTTCGACTTCACCGCCGCTGAGGATGCCGACCCGGACGATCCGGCTACCTGGTTTTCGTGCATGCCCGGGTTGGGGCGCACGGTGGGGTTGGAGGTGGTGGCCGCCGACCACGCGACGTGGACCGCGGAAGGCAACGCGGTGGACTTCCAGGCCGAGTATCTGGGGTGGGCGCCGAAGGAGACCGTGGCCCGGTGGGGGCTGCTGGCCCGGCAGGTGTGGGAGGTGGACCGCATGGACCCGACCTCGAGCATCGTCGGCGACGTGGCTCTGGGCATCGAGGTGTCCGAGGACCGCCGGCAGGCGTGGATCGGGGCGGCTGGGCGCCGCGCCGACCGGGACTGGCACGTTGAGGTGATCGAGCCCGGGTATCTGATTCCCGAGGGGACGGTGGGCATTGACTGGGTGGTGCGCCGCGTCGTGGCGGTGGTGCTGGCCCAGGACGTGTGCACCATCGTGGTCGACAAGCGCCGCCCCGCGTTCGCGCTGGTCGCCACGCTGCGGGCCGCGCTGGATCAGGCTGGCCGGCCGGACCTGAAAATCCTGACCCCGGATCAGGCGGAGATGGGCGCCGCGTGTGGCCGCTTCTACGACGCGGCCGGCGGGGTGCGCGGCGGCGAGGCCGCGCAGGTGCCGGCTGTCGGGTTGTGGCATCTGGGGCAGCGGGCGCTGTCCGACGCGGTGGCGCAGGCCCGCCGGTTCGAGTTGGGCATCGGCGCGTTCGTGTTCGTCAAGCGCGGCCAGTCCGGCGATATCGGGCCGTTGTACGCGGTGGTCGAGGCGATGCACGGGCATGAGCTGCTCTCCACCGGCGAGCCCTACCCCGCGTCGGAGGGCATCGACCTGGGCGGGAGTTGCCCGCGTTGCGGCCGGTCTACGTACCTGTTGGCTGATCGGTGGTGCCATGCTATGGACGACACGCCCGAATGCGGAACCTAGAGGCGGTCCCCCACTGTGTTTGACGAGGCGGTTACCACCATCCTCGACGCGCTCGCCCTGTGTGCCCTGGCCGTGGGCGCCGCGGTGCTGGTCATCGGGCCGCTGCGCGTGGGCGTCGCCCTGGTTGTGGGAGGCGCGGTGCTACTCAGTAGCACCGCGGCGCTGGGTGTGCTGGCCGGGTGGGCGATGCGTCGGCGCGGCCCGGGCGGTGAGGGCGCATGAGCCTGGTGCGCCTGCCCTGGGGCCGCAGCGCCCGCGACACCGGGTTCTCCAACATCTACGGGCCGCTGATCCCGCCCCGCTCATCGCCGATGACGACAGGCACGGTGCCGGTCAACAACGCCACCGCCATGCGGCACAGCGCGGTGTGGGCGTGTCTGGCGCTGCGGGCCGGGCTGATGGCCTCATTCCCGGTGGACACGTTCCGCGACGGGGTCGACGCCGACGGCAACAAGGTGGCGATTGAGATACCGCCGGCGCCGATCCTCAAGGCCCCCGGCGGGGAGGACTGGGGCTGGTTGGACTGGGGCTACGCCACCCAGGTCGACATGGACCGGGCCGGCAACGCCATCGGGCTGATCACCGAACGCAACGGCATCGGGCTGCCGGCCCGCATCGATTTGCAGGACATTTCCTCGTGCACGGTCACCGTGCTCGGCGAAAACAGCAACAAGGGCAAACCGGGCAGCCTGCGCTACCGGATCCACGGCAAGGAGTACGGGCCCCAGGAGGTGTGGCATGAGCGGCAGTACCGCCTCGCCGGCCTCGCGGTGGGGCTGTCTCCGATCGCGATGGGCGCCTGGGCCATCGGTGAGTACCTGTCGATGCAAGATTTCGCCCTGGCCTGGTTCGGCGGGGCCGGGGTGCCCAAGGCCAAACTGAAAAACACGGCGCTGAACAAGGTCGACAACAAGGAGGCGGGGATCATCCGCGACCGGTGGGCCGCGATGATCCACAACGGTGATCTGTTCGTGCACGGCAAGGACTGGGAGTACGAGATGCTCCAGGCCAACGTCGCCGGCACCGAGTTCATCGAGGGCCGCCGGTTCGGCCTGTCCGACATTTCCAGGTTCTTTCAGTGCCCCGCAGACCTGATCGACGCGGCTATTTCGGCCCCCGGAACCCTCACCTACGCCACCATTTCCCAGCGCAACCTACAGTTTCTGATCATGCAACTGGGTCCGGCCGTGCGTCGACGGGAGGCCAACCTGTCCAAGCTCATTCCGGCCCCCCGCTACGTCAAGTTGAACACCGACGCGCTGTTGGCACTCGACCCGGAAACCCGGGCCCGGGTGATCAACGCGAAGATCGCGGCCCGGCGGATGACCCCGAATGAGGCCCGCCGGCTGGAGAACATGGCGCCGCTGAGCGTCGCGCAGGAGGACGAGTTCATCCGCCTGTTCGGCGACCCGAGCGCGAAGGCGCCCAGCAACGCCCCGCCCAAGCTGCTCCCCGGCAACCTGTCAGCCGAGGAGTTGGCCATCCTCGATCGGGTCATGCCGATTCAGGCCATCGCGACAGTAGGAACCCCCGAACGGGAGGCGTCATGAGCATCGTCCGCACCCGGGTCAGCCGGGCCGAGCTGGCGGAGGCGGCGGCCGCTCGCGCCGCGGGTGCGGCCAAGACCGGCTACCTGACCCGATCCGCCAGCCAGAGACTCCCCGGTTCCCGGTCGGTGCCGCCGGTTGATCAGCGCCGCGAAACGGCGTTCCCGGCCACGATGCGCGCCGACAAGGTCACCTACAACGGCCAGCAGCTGCACCACCTGTCCGGCATCGCGTCGGTCACCGACGTGCGCTACCAGATGTGGGACATGTTCGGCCCCTACGACGAGATCATGGACGGCGGCGCGTTCGACAAGACCCTCGCGAACTCCCCCGACGTGCAGTTCCTGGTCAACCACAAGGGCCTAGCCATGGCCCGGACCATCCCGATGCCCGGCCGGCAACCGACCCTGATCCTGGCGAAGGTGGTCGGGCCCGAGCCCACCGACAACGGCCTGGGCATGGACGCCTACCTCAACGGCAAGCGCACCGACGTGTCCGACCTGATCGTCGCCGTCGACGACTACCAGATCACCGAAATGTCCTTCGCGTTCATGCTGCTCGAGGGCTGGTGGTCCGACGACTTCATGACCTACAAAATCACCGAGGTCGACATCGACCGCGGCGACGTGTCGGCGGTGAACAAGGGCGCGAACCCGTGGACCTCGATCGGCGCCCGCCAGCAGGAGATCCTCGACCAGGTCCGGGCCATGCCCGCCTCGCTGGTGCGGGCCGTGTGGTCCGAGCTCGGGCAGCGCCCCGACGTGGACATGGACCTGTTCTACGCCGGCTGGAAGCACGCCACCGAACGCGACCGGGCGGCAGCCGCCGCGGCCAGCGCCGGCAAGCGGGCCATCGCGATCGCGATCGACACCGACGACGACGAGGACGAGGACACCATGGCGTGCCCGTCGTGCGGGGCCGGCAACGCGACCGACGCGTTGTACTGCGACCAGTGCGGGGCCAGCATGACCGGCGCGCAGCCGATGGACCAGATGGCCGCCGCGGGGTCCGCGCAGCGTGGCGCGGGCAGCGACAGCCCAAGATCGGCGGGCGGGTATAGCCTGACCCGTGTCGAGGCGATGATCGCCTCAGTGGAGAGCCGATAACAGCACGAGGGGCGCGTCAGCCCCGGCATCGTCCTTGACGCACGTCCATCCCGCGGGTCATGCGGAGACGGTCGAGCAGGCGAACCCCGGCGGGTCAGGCCGGACGAGGTAGCCAGCCGACGGCGGAAAGGCAGGTCTGTCACTGCCAAACCCCGCAGGGAGTCACACCGTGACCTTCGACGAACTGATCATGTCCATTGAGGTCGAGGCGGAGCAGAACGCGAGGCGTCGCGCCCGCGCCGTCGGCGAGATGAAACTGATCTTGCAGAACGCCCGCAACGACGGGCGGCCCAACCTGACCGACGCGGAAACCGCCGACATCCAAGCCGCCAACCGCACCGTCGAGAAGTGCGACAAGGACGCGGTCGGGATCAACTCCAAGCTCGAGGACGCCAAACGCGGCCGCGAGCACGAGCGCACCACCGACACTCTGCTCGAGGTCCGCGCCGGCGACCACCAGTCCGCCGCGACCCGCGAGCGGGCGCTGCCCCGCTACGACGAGGTGGCCCGGGTCGGCGCCGAGGAGCGCACCTACCACAAGGGCAACACCGGCAAGGGCGCCCGGTTCCTTAAGGACGTGGCCGCCGCGTTCGTGCACCGCAACCCCGAGGCTGAGGGCCGGCTGTACCGGCACATGCAGGAGGAGCGGGTCGAGCGGGGCCGCTACATGGAGCGCGCAGCCGGCGACGCCGGGACCGGCGCGTTCGCCGGCCTGACCGTGCCCCAGTACCTGACCGACATGTACGCCCCCAAGGCCAGGGCTCTGCGCCCGTTCGCCGACGCGTGCAACATCCACGACCTGCCCGAGTCGGGCATGACGGTGAACATTTCCCAGATCACCACCGGCTCGACCACGGCGCTGCAGGCCAATGAGCTCGACACGGTTTCGGCCACCTCGATGGACGACACGCTGCTGACCGAGAATGTGCAGACCGCCTCAGGTCAGCAGTCGCTGTCCCGTCAGGCCATCGACCGGGGCACCGGCATCGAAGACGTGACGATGAACGACCTGCAGCGCTCGCTCGCCACCACGTTCGACAACACGCTGATCACCCAGGCCACCACGGGCCTGGCCGCCCTGGCCGTGGGAACCGGGTTCACCTATGTGGACACCACCCCGACCGGGCCGGAGCTGTACCCCAAGATCCTCGGCGCAGCCTCGCAGGTCGAAGGGACCCTGCTCGGTTTCGCGATCCCCGACATCGCCGTGATGCACTCGCGGCGCTGGTACTGGCTGCAGGGTCAGATGACAACCTCGTGGCCCATGTTCGGCCAGCCCGGCATCGGGGCGGCGTGGAACGCGGGGGAGAACCTCGCCGAGCGCTACGGGGCCGGGGTGCGCGGCGTGCTGCCCAACGGCATCGCCGTCATCGTCGACAACAACGTGCAGACCACGCTGGGCGCGGGCACCGAGGACGAGATCTACGTGGCGGCCTCGGAGGAGTGCCACCTCTGGATCGACCCCAACGCGCCGCAGTTCATCCGCGCCGAGCAGCCCCGGGTCCAGAACCTCGCGGTCACCCTGGTGCTGTTCATGTACTTCGCCTACACCTTCCGCCGCTTCGCCTCGTCGATCGGCAAGGTGTCCGGCACTGGCCTGATCGCCCCGACCTTCTAGGCCGGATCCGTGGCCAGCCAGGTCAAGCCTCTGGTCGGGGGGGCGTGGAACGGCATCAGCCTGACCACGACCTCCGGCCAGACGAAAAAGGACACCACCTACGGGGTCACGGTGCCGCCCGGCGCGACCGGCGCGGCGCTGCTGGCGTGCAACGAATGGCACAACGCGGCCGGGCTGGGCACCGCCTCGGCGCGGGCCCAGAAACGGGCCAAGGCGCTGGGCTTCCAGCTGCAGGAGGTCTGAGTGCGGCTGATCCGCTCGTTTCCCGCGGACATCCCGCCGGGGCGCAACTACGTCATCGACGACGCGCCCCGGCTGATCAACGCGGGCCATGACTACCGGGGCCTGATCGAGTTGGCCGACGACATCGTCCAGCTCGATTGGGACACCGCGGTCAGCCGGGAGGACCTGGTCACGTTCGCGAAGGCGGCCCGCTCCGACCCGGAGCGGGTCCTGGTCGCGCCGGTGCTGGTGTACCCGTCGCCCAAGCGGCCCGGGCTGAGCACCCCGGTGTGGAACGTGCGCCGCTACCACCCGGGCGATATGGCGATGCGCTACTGCCGGGAGGGTGAGGCGGCGCACCTGTTCGGGTTCGGCATGGTGTACCTGCCCGGCGGCCTGCTCGAGGCGTTCGGCCGGGTCCTGGGCACCCCGGTCGCGCCCCGCTTCGGCGACATGGAGTTCGCCGGCTGGCATCACAAGCATGTCGAGTCCGAGGCCACCGTGTTGTGGGATGTGCGCCCGGTGCACCTGCACTACGCCATCAGCGAGGTGGAACTGTGAACCGGGCCGCCGCGCTGGGCATCGCCACCCAGGCCACCAACCGGCACGGGGCGATGCAACGCGCCGACGAGTTGGCCGGGGCCTTGATCGAGGTGGCCGCCCTCGATCCGCTGCGGGTCATCGTGGAGATCGGCTGCAAGATGGGCGGCACCCTGTTCGCGTGGCGCCAGCTCGGCGCCGAGGTGTACGGCATCACCCTGCGGGAGCGGGCCGGGTTCCTCATCGACCACGGCGCGGATGTCCACTTCGGAGACTCCCACGCCCCGGAATCGTTGGCGTGGCTTGTTGAGCAGCTGCACGGCCGGCCGGTTGACGCGCTGCACATCGACGGCGCCCATTCCTACCGCGGTGTGCGCTGGGATTACGAGACGTATGCGCCGCTGGTGCGACCGGGCGGACTGGTGCTGCTCAACGACATCGCCGAGGCCATGGATGTCACCAACGAGGTGCCCAAGTTCTGGGCCGAGATCAAGGGCCCGGGCGACCGGGAGATCGTCACCACCGGGCCGCATCCGGTGGGGTTCGGCGTCATCACGAAGGGGGCCTAGCCATGGCGACCATCCGCACCCTCACCTCCGGCAACCCGCCCAAGGCGGTCACCCTCTCGGCCGCCCAGTTGGCGTCGGCGCCCTCCACAAACGTCCTCGACCGGGGCGGCATGGTCGGCCCGTCGCTGCTGACCATCGTCACCACCATCGGCGCCACCCCGTCGGTGCTGGTCGACATTCAAGGCTCGGTCGATAACACCGACTGGTGGAACATCCCCTACGCCGACGCGGCGACCCCGACCACCGTGGCGGTCGCACAGCTGGCCGCGATCACCACCGCCGCCACGTTCCGCAAGATCCTGCCCGGCTACTACCCGTGGCGGTTCATGCGGCTGCTGTACACCGCGAACACCAACGTGACCGTGACGGCCACCGTCGTCGCCTTCCCGGGATAGGAGCGCCATGAAACAGGACCCGTTTGTCGAGCTCGCCCTCAACGAACACGAATACGCGCAGGCGTTGGGCAGCGCCGACGCGGCGCAACGCGCCGACAAGTACCTGGCCGCCCGCGGCGTGACCCACAAGAAAGCCGCCGCCAACCGGCGGGCCGCGCTGGAGGAGGCCGCCGAGCAGTCCGCCACCGAGCAGGAGGCGCCGCCGGCGCAGGCCACCCCACCGGCCGGGCGTTCGAGCAAGGCGTCCAGGCAGGCCACCACCGACCAGGCCAGCACGGAGGGTTAGAACCGTGGCGTACGTGCGCGTCCAGCAAACCTCGAGCGTGGTGCTCACCCACACGTTCGAGGTGGACGAGGTCGGCACGGACGCCTCCGGCCCGGTCACCTGGGCGCTGTTTCACGCCGACGGGACCGCGGTCACACCGGGCGGCACCGGCACCGCCGCGTCGGCTGGCGCCGGCACCGGCCGGTACACGATGACGTTTAACGCCCCACCGGCCCCGGATCTTTACACGCTGGCGTGGACCGGCACCTTCGGCGGGGTGCCGGTCACCGCCATCGACACGGTCGAGACCGTCGGCGGGTACATGTTCGGCATCGCCGAGGCCCGCGCCGCCCTGGCCGCCACCATGGGCGGGAACAACGCCGCCAAATACCCCACCTCGCTGCTGGTCGACAAGCGGATGGTGGTCGAGCAGGAGGCCGAAGACATCGCCGGCGGGTCGATCGGCTGTTTCGCGTTCGTGCCCCGCTTCGCCCGGGTGCAGGTGCCCGGCAACAACACCACCGAGCTGGGCGTGCCGCACCTGCCCATCCGCAAGCTCCGCTCCGTGTCGATCTTCGGTAACCAGTTCAGCGCCGCCCAACTCGCCGACGTGAAGTTCGGCGAGGCAGGGGTGCTGTCCTATCTGGGTGGCTGGATCTGGGGGTTCGGGGCCCGCAACATCACCATCGAGTACGAGTTCGGCACCGACTCGCCGCCGCTGTATGTGCGCGACGCGGCGATCCGCCGGCTGCAGCAGGTGTGTTCCGCCCCATCGGCGATGATCCCCACCAACGCGATCCAGTGGACCACCCAGGAGGGCGGCATCTACCGCCTGGCCTCCCCCGGGGTGCAGTCCACCGGGTACCTCGACATCGACGCCGCCTACCAGCGGGCCGGCTACTCGGGGCCGTTCTGATGAGCACCAACGCCTACGCCGCGAAGCGGGCCATCATCGACCGGATCACCGCCGTGGCCGCCCTGCCGGGCACGCCCCTGTCGGGCCAGAACGCCGCAATCCTGTACGCGTGGAACGGGGCCACCGCGAAGGAGATCACCCTCTACGGCGGCGGCGTCACCTTCGACCAGCCCGAGGCCGACGAGGCCGTCGACGGCGAGCGGCGGCGCCTGGTCGCCGAAACCGCCCACGTCGGGCTGCACATCCGCGTGGCCCGCGCCCCCGACCCCGCCACCGTCGATCAGATCCGCACCACTGACGAGATGTGCGAGGAGATCGGCGACTGGTTGGGGGACCTGCTCACCCGCGAGCCGCGCATCGCCGGCGGGGCCAGCAAGAGCCGCATCCTGTCGGGCCAGGGCGATTACGTCCCGGTTGAGGACAAGGCCGTGTCGCGCCTGTCCTACGTCGTCGAGGTCACATCGCACTTCCCGCAACCCAGCAGCTAGGAGACCACCATGCCCCTTGCCGGCACCAACGTCAGCATCAGCGTCGGCTCGACCCAGACGGGTGGGCTGGACCTGCAGACCCAGCAGTCGATCCTCTCGTTCGTCCGCTCGATCGCCCTGGACTCGGGCACCGGGGCGAACCAGGCCGACCGGCTGTTCTCCGACACCCGCACCATCGCCGCGTCGGGCACCGACGACCTCGACCTGGCCGGCTCGCTGGTCGACGCGTTCGGCGCCACCCTCACCTTCGTCAAGGTCAAGGCCATCGCGGTGTTCGCGTACGCGGCCAACACCAACAACGTCGTGTTGGGTAACGCCGCCGCCAACCAGTTCCAAGGCCCGTTTGGGGCGGTCACCCACACGATCGCGGTCGCACCGGGCGGCCTGTTCGTGACCGGCCGAGGCGACGCCACCGGCTGGCCTGTCACCGCCGGCACCGGGGACCTGTTCCGGGTCGCGAACGGCGGCGCCGGCACCACGGTGACGTACGACGTGGTCATCCTCGGCACCTCGGCCTGATCGGCGGTCGGCGGTGGGCGTGCGGGCGACGGTTCGTTTCGAGATCGACGAGGCCGGCATCGCCGACCTCAAAAACGATCCCGAACTGATCGAGTACGCCCACAAGGCGGGGGAGGACTTCGGCGAGCACCTGCGGTCGGTCACCCCCCGGGCCAGCGGGGCCGGCGCCGCGTCGATCTCCGCCCACGACTCCCGCGCCAAAGGCGCCACCGACGTGGGTTGGGACGCCGCCCACTACTACCTGATCTTCCCCGAGTACGGGACGAAGTATCAGACAGCGCAGCGCTTCACCCGGGCCCTGCTCGACGACTACACCTACTAGGGAGTGAATCATGGCTAACCCGTCAGCCATCGCGCTCGGCCCCGGCCAGTTGTACATCGGGCTGCTCGGCTCGGCCGAACCAACCGACCTGGTCACCGCCTGGGCGTCGGGCTGGACCGGCCTGGGCTACACCTTCGAAGGCAACAAGTTCATCTACCAGCTCAACACCGCCCCGGTCGAGGTGGCCGAGGAGCTCGACCCGATCAAGAACGTGCCCACCGGCCGGGTCATCAAGGTCAATTTCACGCTCGCCGAGATCACCATCACCAACCTCAAACGGGCCCTCAACGGTGGCACCGTCACCACCGCCGGCGGTGTGGTGATCTTCGACCCGCCCGCGTTCGGCACCGAGGTGCGCTCCATGTTCGGCTGGCAGTCCGACGACGGCCAGGAGCGGTGGATCTTCCGCCAGTGCCTGTCGCAGGGCGCGGTCGAGGCGGACCGCAAAAAGGGCGCCGACAAGGCCGGTTTCCCGTTCGAGTTGCTGCTGGAGAAGCCCGCCACCGGGCTGCAGCCCTTCCGGGTCATCATGTCCTCGGCGCGTGCCTGATGGCGCGGCGCTACCAGTCCAAGCCCAGCGTCGGGGCCGAGCCGTTCGAGCTGGACGGGGTGCAGTTCACCCCCGGCTACCTGTCGATGATCGACCTGACCGAACTGGCCCGGCACTCCGACCTGGACGCCGCCACCCCCGAGGGCATCGCCGCGATCGGCGGCTTTTTCAAGGACGTGCTCGGCGAGGACTATGACCGGTTCCGGGCCCACTGCCGCCAGCACCGCACCGACCCCGACACCCTCATGGAGATCATCTCCGATCTGGTGGAGTCGATGACGCAGGGTTTCCCTACCCAACCGCCCTCGCGCTCGCCGGCTGGGCCGACCAGCACTGGCCGCACGTCGAGGGTGATCTCGCTCTCCGCGCGTACGGTCACCGAGCTGCCGGACCTCAGCGAGGAGCAGGAGGCGGCGCTGCTGGCCGAACAGGAGGAACGGGAGCGGGCGACTGGCTGATGAGCCTGCCGGTCGGGGAGGCCCTGTCGGTGATCTGGGTCCTGTTCGACCGGTGGCGTTTCCGCCGCGACGTGCTCATTGCCCTGGGCGGCGACGCCGAGCAGATCGAGGACCGCGACGCGCAGGCCCTCACACCCCAGCCGACCCGCCCCACCCGCGGCCCGCGGCGCATAGCGGAGGTGGCCGCGTTCGTGGCCCAGGCAGGGGGTGAGATGTAGTGGCCGGCAAGAAGATCGGCGACGCGTTTGTCCGGGTCCGGCCCGACTCGTCCGGTTTCCGTAACGAGTTCAAGGCCGACGCCGAAGGCGCGGGCGGCGTCGCCGGGTCCGGGTTCGCCTCCTCGATGCTCAAGGTCGTCGGGGGCCTGTTCGCCGGGGCGAAGATAATCGACTTTTTCAAGGGGACCATCGAGCGGGCCACCACCGCCGCCCAGCTGGGCCGCCTCACCGACGCGGTGATCAAGTCCACCGGTGGGGCCGCGCACGTGTCCGCCGCGAACGTGGACACCCTCGCCAAGTCGCTGGCCAACCTGTCCGGCGTCGACGACGAGGTGATCCACAGCAGCGAAAACGTGCTGCTCACCTTCACCAACGTGCGCAACGCGGTGGGCAAGGGCAACGACATTTTCAACCAGGCGCAGGGCGCCATCCTGAACATGTCGGCCGCGCTGAAAGAGGATCTCCAGTCGGCCACGATCCAGGTCGGTAAGGCGCTGCAGGACCCGGTCAAGGGCGTCACCGCGTTGCAGCGGGTCGGGGTGATCCTGT